AGACTTCTAGTTGAGAAGTCTACATCATTAATTGATTTTTAAAATGCTTCGTGATCATTGTGTGGCAAAGAAGCGGCCCACTGTCCTACTACGCAATATAAAGCGTTTTTTCTTTCATCTTTTGCAACTGCATAAAGATCTTCTAATACCATTGTCTGCCCCATTCTTTAGTAACTCTCTACTAAGCCCGTTAAGACCTAGTAGAGAGCATACACTAAATTAGTAGGACGTGCTCATTCCCTGACCAAAGCTGTCGGTGCTGCGCTTGATGGCTGGACTCATAACTCGTCCGTTAGCCTGAGTGCTAGCAGCCTCTGGAGAGGTCTGTGGCATGTACTTAACTGTGATTCTGTGGGCTGCTCCGTCTTTGTCTGGAGCCACTGTTCCGCGCTTACCCATAGGTTGTGCGTAAGGGTCAGCGGCTTGTGCGCCCTTTTTCTTGATAAGAGTTCCTGCTTTAGGTGATGCTGAAGGGGAAGTAAACTTCGCACCCTCTTTACCTATCGTCTTACGTTCTTTGGCCATTTTTACTTCCTTAAATTAGAGTTGAGATCTCAGGACTTAGTTTACGCTAATTGTAAAAACAATGGCGCTAATCTGACCATCTCTTGAGTCAACTGTGGTGAATCCAGGTCGGCATGTTAGATCTAATCCTCGAGGCGCAACGTAGCCTCGGGCAATAGCAATAGCTTTTACAGCTTGATTTACAGCTGAAGCGCCTACGGCTCTAAGCTTAACTTGGGGAGATTCATATAGGGCGTGGGCAATTGCCGACCCTACGGATTGGGCGTTAGATCCAGCCCCAACACGTAAAAAACTTTCTTCTTCTGACACGGGTAGTATTCCTTTGGGTTCGATTTGTGGTGCCCTCAGGAATAAGTATCAAGGTTTTTCTCTAAATTTAGGGTCTAAAAGCTTTTTAATTATCTCTTTCTCATAGGCCATATCAGCCTTTCCAGAGGCTATTCTGGCCAACCCATAAGAATCGGCGGCATTATCGTCGTTAAACTCTAGCCCCCACTTCTTGTAAACGTGTAGCAAAATTTGATTTTTTTGAACTCCGGTGCCTTTTCCCGTTATGTACTTCTTAAGCATAGCTGGAGCTACGATTAAGGGGTGTTTAGCTTCTGAGGCGTAACACCAGTGGCGTAGCTCTATCTTTACTAAACCACCTAATTCCCCCGCCATATGGGCCATAGTGCTGTTATAGGCATAGCCCTCCATTGCGGCATCTACTATGTTAATTGTAGGTTCAAAAACCTCACCTGCCATAAAATAATAAATGTCAATTAACCTTTCTACGCCCAAACCCACTGATTTGTAAACAAAGGTCTTGTACTCTCCGGCGTCATTTAATACGGTTATAGCGAATCCACTATAGGACTGGTCAATTCCAAGATATTTTTTAGACTCGTCTCTTAAATCTAAGCCACCGTCAATGGTCTTTAATTTTCCTTTATGCCCACCAGAACCTAATTTCATGTGGTGAATTTGCGTGATCTACTGCGGAAACTGCCGCCGTCAGATGTGCGGCGAGTTAACTCTCTAGACACTAACTGAGAGTCGCGCTCTACGTTTTCTGCACGCATTTCTAATAGTTTACGGAAAGCGTATTGAACGTCTAATTCGTGCTTGGCTTTCTCAACAATTGGATTTGTTGTAATAGCAGCTTTAACTACCGCTACTCGATCGCCTTTTCCGCCTTGCCAGTTATCTAACATGCACTGGGCCTCTACCGCATCTAACGTTCTTTCTGCCTCGCGTTCATTAATTATTGCAATAGCTCTTGCTCCGGAAAGATGATCATTCCATTGAGTAAACTGAACAAATAACTCCATAAGAGCTTCGTCGTCTAGTTCGGTTATATCTAGAGGTAGTGATGGAATTTCATAAACAGGTTTAGGTGAAAGGGTAAAACCCAACTCCCCTAAAGACTTTAAAACGTTATTGCTAATACTCATTGTCCGCCCCACCCTCCGCCTTTTAATTGGATCCCAAATGTAGAGTATTGACGAAAAGCTTCGCCACCGCATTTACATACGACGGCAGGAGAAGGGCCGTCGGAAATTGGGAAAAAACTTTCAGTTACTTCTTGGCACTTTGTGCATTTATAGTCGTAGTCAGGCATTTTATCCCCTAAATGGTTTACAACGAGGACATCCTACCACAGAGTCTATATTGCACTGTGGTGGGCGGTTATTCTCTAAAGCCCAAGCAACATCCAGTGCAGACTCAAAAAACTTAGCTGAGTGTTCTGGGTTATATGCAACAGAGAACTCTTTATAATCTTGATTTGCTTTTAACTCATAGATATAGACAATCTCAGACGGGGCAGACTCTAGCAAGCCGTCCTCAACCATAATGTGTGCAAGATGCAAATAAACCTGACCCTGTAGTATATGGCTAGGAAAAGGTTGACGAATATTACGCCAAGCTGACTCTACGTCTTGTGCGCCATTAAATAATCCCGGAGCTTCCATACGTATAGTTCCCGAACCTATGGTTTTGATTTCAATTAAGAAGTCTTCGCCTAGTGTTTTAACCCAACCATCAGAGTGGCCAGCAATTCTGTGGCGTTTGCTTTCTAGGGGAACTTCTTTGTACTCAACACTTTTATGTACTTCTGAAGAGAGTGCCCAGGATCTTCCGGTGCTATCTTCCCAAGCGCCATAAAGAACGCCCATTTCTCGAAGATAGCCTTGCCACTTAGCGTGAGCACCATGTCCTGCGTCAAATATAGACTGCAAACGTAGAGTGGGGCGCTCCCTAGTTTCTACATAATTACCATTTAATGCGTGATAGGAAGCGAGAGCACACCACTCCGGCTTAATGATATCAGAAGGGTGCAGCACAGTTTGATCTCTATTATCAAAATCTTTTGATAAAATGTGCCGCTCAATAGCGCCCATTAATCTAGTATCTCTTTTTTTGGTATCAAGATAGTTCTTTAGTTTGATACTAGAAATGACGTTATTTTCCATTTTATTTTTCCTTCTCCTCTAGCCATTTTTCCAAGGTATATCCCATTTTAGTGTACTTACGCTTAAGCGCATTTCGTTCTCTATGACTCATCCCGCCAAAGATACCATGAAGCTCATCGTTCTTAATAGCCTCTTTGAGGCACTGCTTTCTTACAGGGCAGGGGGGCCTGCCATCTCTACCATAACAAATTGCCTTAGCTGAGTCAGCTATGGGTTTGTATAACTTCTTATCCCTTGGGGGAAAAAAAATCTCGGTGTCTTCTCCTCGACACTTTGCTTCATATCTCCAAGCCCAGGACGGGTTGTTTTCTGACAACTATTCACCTCTAACGTAATTACGTAGCTCAAAAAAATCCTCCTCTCCCAGAAGAACGTAATTTTCACCGTCGAGATGAATGCCTAGTACCGGAGTACGGCTGTCTAAAATTGCTTCCTTTGTTATTTTCTTTAAAACTTCTGACTTGATCGTTACTGTTTTTTTACCTGTCCACTTATGCTCTATTAAAAGATCATCAGTTCTGACATCGCCCTTGCGAGACCAAAAAGCTCCGGAACCGGCGCTTCTTTGTCCGCCAAGGATTTTTTCTAAACGTTTTTCATGCTTTAGAGATTGTTTCTGGCCTTCACTCTTCATCGTCAAGTATCTCTACTTGAAGTGGTGCTCCATGTTTCAAGGTATCCATTACAGCGTGGGAAAGCTCTTCCTTTAGATCAACCTCTTCACGGATTGAGCTAATCAGGTTTACCGCACCCTGCCATTTACGATCCTTATAATACAGCCATCCGCCGCGCCTTTCAACTACCCCATTCAGGATAGACATAGCCACGATCTCCTTGCCAAAGTCATAGTCTCCGGCGTCAATAGCCCCACCATCGGCAAAGTAAAAGTCCATATAGGCCGTTTGTTGTGGGGGATAAGTCTTATTTTTAATGGTTCTGACTCGTATAGTCTGTCCTACACGGCGCTTGCTTTCTCCAGTACCCGTCTCTAGCCAGTCATCTCGCTTAACCTCGCACCGGACGCTGTAGGCATAGTCTTTACCTAAGCCGCCTGGGGTAGTTCGAGGATCCCCGTGCATAACCCCAATCTTCATCCGGTACTGGTTAATCATTACTCCGAGGACTGGTCTTTCGTCTTCAACAAGGTCTCGTTTGGTAGCTGACGCCACTTTTCTAAAGAACTTATTGGTAATAAGTGCGCCACGACCCACAGTAAATTCATCCATGTTCTTTTCATCTTCTGCGCCAGGGACAAGGGCAGGAAGAGAATCGATAACGACCATGTCCACAGATTTACTTTCCATAAATTGAATAACCGATTCAAAAGCTTCCTCCATACTATTGGTTTCAACAAGCAATACTCTATCTACATCTACGCCACACATCTTTGCGTAGCCTGGATCAAACTGTTCGGCAGCAATCCACACAACTGTAAAGTCAGGATTGAGTTTTTGATTAGCACCAATTGTCTTAAGTGCAATGGCGGTCTTGCCGTGAGATGCCTCCCCAACAATTTCAACCCAATGATTCATAGGCCAACCCCCACCTAAAACAGTGTCAAAGGTAAGAGATCCCGTAGTGATACGTTTAGCAATATTTATTTGGCTTGCAAAAACAACGGTATTTGCTCCGCTCTTCTTGTTAATTTGAGCCATTACTTTTAGTGCTTCAGAGTTTATTGTTGAGGCCATTACTCTAACCTTCCTACGATTGTTGTTGGATTAAATCCGCCAGATTGTCCTACTTGCTTTGCTGCAATAGGTGCGCCACCGTTACCGGTACCGCCTACTCCAGTTCCAGCTTGAACTATTGGGTAACCGCAATCATAGCAGCGTTTTCTTTGGGTGCCTAATGGGGCAAAGTAATTACCAGAGTAACAACCCGGACAGTTTTCCGGATTTTGTGCGCTCTGAGCTTTAACTACTACTTGATCAGTTTTTTGATCATAAGCAACTGGGACGTTAGGAGTCTGCTGTGCTTGACGGTAGGGAAGCATAGGGTTAGGAGAAGTTTGAGGTGCAGGAGAAGGGGGTTTTTGTGAACCCAACTTTCTTGCGTACCAATCAGCATTACTCATCTTTTACTCCTGTTTCTAGTAGATCTAAATTAATAAGGGTAGATATTACGGATATAGAGGAGGATAAAGAAACAATCTTAAACAACTCTATAATGTGAATTAAGTCTTCTTCAATTAATGGTTTACTCTCAGGGTGCTCGCCTAGCATTTCTAACTCATACGCTGCTGCGGCAATTCGAGCAGCAATATCAGAGTGCGCCTCTATTAAAGGCAATAGGTTTGAGAATCGCTCTAAACGTTTTTGGCTTGCTTGCTCTTCCATATCGGCTACTTCATCCGATATTGGCGGCAATCCCATAGAGCGCCCTAGTGCGGCAACGTCATCAAATATGGAGTCAAAAATTGCTTCACGAATTAAAGTAGGCATAGATATATTAAGAACCTTTGTTACTTTTTTCTTCTTTTTAAACAACCCCATTATTTTGCCTCTCCCCATCTGGAGACAAGTGTAACATCTGCAATCAAAGGTACGGACAGCACATTTATGCCTTCCATAGCCTCAATTACAGCGGCCATAGTTACTTCCGCCAAGTGATCGGGGCTAACTACAACTAACTCGTCATGAACAGTTAGGATTAAGCTTGACTCTTTTGGAATCAAAGCTTGGGCTCTAACCATAGCAACTTTTATTAAATCTGCTGCAGATCCTTGGATCATAGTATTAAAAGCCTGGCGTTCAGCTCTAGCCCTAGCCCACTGATCTTTAGCTCTAAGCTCGGGAAGATAACGTCTGCGCTTCAATAGCGTGCTTACATAAGGTATAGGAGTTTGACGACGCGACTCTGATACCACCTGCCTCTTATACCTAGCAACTGCAGGAAACTTCTTAATAAACATATCAAGGAGATTCTTTGCTTCGTTTAGGGTACAGCCAATTTCTTTAGCAATCTTATCTGGGCCTACACCATAAGCAAGAGACAGAACCAGAACTTTTCCGGCTTTTCTATCAACACCCATAGTATTTCCAATAGTTGTGTAGATATCCTCTCCGTTTTTATACGCATCTACCATAACCCGGTCACCACTAAAGCTAGCAATAATTCTAGGTTCGATCTGAGAGTAGTCTGCAACTATAAGCTTGTGGCCCTCCGGCGCAATAAAGAGATTTCTAATAGCTTTACCGTTTTTGGTGTGGGGTGCAGGAACATTCTGTAGATTTGGGTTTCTACTAGAAAAACGCCCCGTCTCTGCGCCGTACTGGACAAAGTCGGTATGAATTCGATCGCGATACATAATGCTCTCTTTAACAACCGTTTTTGACTTACCCGCCAGAGTACGAGTGATATCCCCACCTAGGTACGGAATTACGTAGGTGGTCATAAGCTTATTTAAGTCAGAGTAAATAAGTAATTGATCTACAAGGGAGTCTCGACCACGAAACGCGTCTAGAGCAGGCTCAGAAACAGAGTAGTCTCTAAAACTTGATACGTAGTTAGGGTCAGAGGCACGTTTTTCTCCTGCTGGGGTCATGAGCTTTGGCTTAAGTCCTCTACCCCCATCTTTTCTAGGAGTAAATAATATTTCTTGTTTTTCTGGTACGGAGTTTAAATTAAATGGGCGTTTAGCTAAAGCAAAGATCTTTCCTCGAGTGTCTTCAATTTGACCCTCTAGATCATCCTTTAATTGCGCTAGCTGATCTACATCTATGTCTGCACCGCGTAGTTCCATGTTACATATGACGTGTAAAACATCCATCTCAAGGTTAAATATTGGCCCTAAACCATCTAACGCAAGCTTTTCCTCATAGGACTTATACAGTTTCCAAGTCCACTCGGCATCCAGTGCGGCGTAAGTAGCGACCTCATCAAAGGAGTATGCCTCAATTTCTTTTCCTACACCTTTAACCATCTCATAGCCAAACTCACGCTTTAAGCAGTCATCAAGGCCTAGAGAGATCCTATTTCGATTGTCTAAAATAAAAGCCGCATTGAGGGTGCAGAAATATGGTCCAGCAGGTAAAGATTTGTTGTATTTAGTTACGCTTTGTAAGTCAAACTTTAAGTTGTGCCCAACCTTTACCTTAGAACTGTTAAGTAAAGGTCTAAGAGCTGAGAATACTTCGGCCGGAGTCAACTGCTCGGGCGGAGATGTAAAAACTTTTGTAGCCTTTTTCTCATCCTTACTATAATCTTGAGGACGAATTTCCATGCCGCTTTCTTTTCTAAGAACGGCAGAAGGTAGTAAAGGAAAATCAGTACGTAAAAAATCGCCATTTGGGTGACCCATAGGTATGACGTCTACCCGGTCATCTGTTGCCAAAGCTATCCACACAACACGGTTCTGTCGTGGATCTCCTCGATGATCACCCATAGTTTCTACGTCAAAAGCAAACGCAGGCTTGTCACTATAGTGATCAACAAGTTCTTGTAATTTATCCTTCGTAGTTATTGTATTCATATCTACCTCCTTAGTGTAGAGGCTGGGAAGTTCCGCCAAGAAGGAGGCGAAAACAGCGGAACTCCCCAACCATAGAATCGAGAGTTACTGGCCAGCCAGAAGTTCTCTCGCAATTTCCTCAAGTTCGGCGTTGGTTGACACACGAAGTGCGTCTGGACCAAGAGGCTTCATCTTAGAGATTACACTAGAGAGGGTAACGGGATCAAGATCCCAGTCCTCTGCCAAGTCGCGTTCTTTGACTGGCATGATTGAGTATGAAGTTTTTGTTCCAATACCGGACTTGCTAACCGCCCAATAAATATCGGCACGATCAATAGGTCCAATCTTCTTATCAGCATTTAACTTCTCGAGTTGTCCGCACAAACGTACGCCAACAGTCATAAGTTGAATCTGAGGAACTTCATCAGAGAGGTTAACAACACTGAATGCAAACTTGCGCTCAGGTTTATTTCCAACACGAGATAGCGGATCGTTATCCCAACCAACAAAAGACTTCTTGCCTGGACGATTTACCCAGTGCTGCAAAAAGCTCATTGGTTCTGCGGAAAGGAATTTTACTAACTGCACATCTTCATCAAACCGAAAATCAGTTGTGAATGATTTGCTTGCTTCGGAAACTGCACGCTTTGCTGCGGCCCATCCGGTTTGAATAACAGAGGAACGATCTGGAAAATCAGATTCGCTGTCCTCGATAAACAGGTCTTCTTCTACTTCGGTCATTACTGGTGATACTGGGTCTGCTCCTAGATAAGAAGAGACATTAGGTGCTTGTGACACGGTGTTTCCTTTCATATTGCCATAGCCATTTGCCATAGGTTAGTTGGTTTCGTTTTCATGAATCTTAGTCCAGTTTTCCAATAATTCAATTGAAAGATCTGGATGTCGATTCCAATCAATCCGCTTGGAGTCTATAAGACCCCGGGATTGAAAGCTTTGTATTGTGGACTCAATAATAGCACGACTATACATTCTCCACCCAGGTTTTTTCTTACCGTCTACGACGATAGATCTAAGCCTGTATGGGGCTCGAGGGATATACCCCTTGCGCTCCCAGAGACGTATAGTAACGAGTGGCCTCTTTAATGCTTCGCAAAGAGATCCCGCACTATACAACTCGATAGTCTTACCATTTGGAAGAGTCTTTATCTGGGGTTTAGCGTCCCAGCCTTCTTTTGGTAACTCTTTCTTTTTAGCAGGGTCAATCGACTTACGTTTACGTTTTGATCCTGGGTAATAATCTCCCAAGCCATTAAACATAGAGTCTATAACATCATCAGCCATTTTTAGATTGCTTCTCATATTTCTTTAGTCGACGGGATGGACGTGCCGGCAATTCTATTTGTATAAAAAATATTCCTAGATCTAATGAACACTGGATGCTAGATATAAATACTCCAAGCCCAAAGCTTTTTCTATAAAAGCCTGTTTGAACCCAGACATTTTTAATTCGCATTTCTTTCATGGCTACTTCTTACTTGGCACGAATGCCCAGGTAACAGTGCGGGTAAGCATATCATCTATGTCTTTTTCAGATAACAAATCTTCGTATAGACACGCCATAATTTCGTCTTCATCTACAACTTCAATAGTCTTGATGCAACGATCTGCTAATCCTCTAGCTTTAAGTAAGTGAAGCGCTACTTCTGTATTAATTTTTTGAGAGGCTCGACGCTGACGTTGTAAAGAAACATAACCTTCAACTTCTTCTGGAAGTTCTAACCAGAAGTGGCCTTTGTCATCTTCAATTCCTTCTTGCTCAACAAGATCCATTAATTCAACTTTAATTACGGACTGTTGTTTTGTTAGATCATCAATGCGTTTCTTAAACCCAATAAACTCACGTACTTGGGCCATTAATGAATTAGTTTCTACACGTACTGCTCTTGATGGTGGCTCTATTGTTGCCATTTGTACCCTCCTTTAGAGTATGTGGGTACACCCTAACACACGGGTACGACATCTCAAAACTGGGGGCAAAGGGCTATTTGCAAGAAGAGCAGTAGTTATATACGCGAAGATTAGCCTTAGTTACTTGAAAGGTTTGGGCACAACGATAGCAGGACACGGTCATTGACTTCTCTCGAAGAGGGGGCACCCTGCGTATTTCTAACCCAAGCAATTTCATAGGGCTAGTGTAGCACAAGACCTATTTAGCTATGTAATCCTTTAAAGCCGTGATAATTACGTCTGTGACTGTACGGCCCTCTATAGCGGCCTTTTCTTTAACGGCAGACCAAAGCTCGGGGGCTACCCGTATTGTGCGGGTAGGGGTTTTAGGTAGATTAGGCACGTATGACTCCTTAGCTGTTAACTTGCAAAAAAGCTCGAAGTGTGCCTACTGAGAGGTTAACTCCGCCCCGATCATTTATGCCTTGCCCATCTAACACCGCGTCAGATATAGCAGTTTTCTGTATAAGCATCTCTCTTTGACGCTGTTCTAAAGAGTTTTCCATAAGAATGTCTTGGATTACAATTTTTTCCCAGGTGCTAGATGCTCGTTTAATTCTACCATTCCTTTGTACAGCTAAACCGGCATTCCAGGGTAAATCATAATTAATCAGTAGATTAGCCTGAGGTAGGTCTACCCCGTAACCTCCAGCGTCTGAGGAGATAAATAAGCGACAATTAGGATCTGTTTGAAACCGCTCTTTTGCTTCTTCTTTTTGTTTAGCATTTAATTGACCCGTATAGGTCACCGAGTCATACGGCAAAGCTTCTTGTATAAGCTTAGTCATACCAACAAAGCTTGAAAAAATGACTATCTTGTTTCCGTCATATTGGGATAAAAAGTCATCTACGTACTGTTTTAATACAGCTAGTTTTGGGCTTGATTTTAACCCGTCCAATAAACCCAATGTTTTTAATTCAGAGGCGTAACCCGATCCTCCGTGAAATCCTGGAATATTTATGGTGTTTCCATCAACTACTACGGCTCCGTCTTCAAATTTATTAGCACTTAATGCTAACAGCTGAGGGTCATCGCAGAGAAGGCGTAGGCACGTCATTTTTGACATAATTAAACCCCTAAGCTCATCCATCTGACCGCCTTGATCGCTTTGTTGCCCATAGTGAGAAAAGATATTAAATGAGGTTCCAAAAGTGTCTAGAGCTTCCTCTAAATTAAGAAGAAGGTCTCGAACTATGTGTGTGTACAGTTTTCTTCCGGCCCTATCAAAGGGAACGTATATAGGCTCAGAGTGTATTGTTTCTGGCAAGAAAGGGGCCACATCTGGATCAGACTGTTTCTTTCTTACGCAGGCGTTTAACAAAGTCTTATTCAATAGTGGTAGGTTTCTGTAACGTTCTACCCCACCAAATTTATTCCTAATAATAAAAGTTGAATCAAAAAGATCAAATCTACCCAGAACTTTAGGGTCAACAAACTGCATAATTGAGTAGAGCTCTTCTGGTTTTCCGTTTTCTACCGGTGTACCAGTAAGAGCAAATTTAACTGGGCTTTGAAGTTTCTTTACGTACTTAGATCGTTTAGATCTGAAGCTTTTGACTGCGGTTGCTTCGTCGCAGACAATGAATCCCGTAGCGAGCTGTCGTACATACTCCCAGTCGTTAACAACTTGCTCGTAGTTAATAATAACGTAATCCACGAGTGAATGCCCCCAGTCAAGGGCTTGCTGGTATTGCTCAGCTCGCTGTTTTGGCGTTCCGTCAATAACCAAAGGTGTTGCAGATCCATTTGTAAACTTCCTGATTTGATCAGCCCACTGATATTTAAGGCTGGAAAGACAGACTATAACACCGGGCTCCCGGATTGAACCGCTATCCTTAAGCGATTCGATAGCCGCAATGGTTAGTACTGTCTTCCCAAGCCCCAAATCATATGCAACGAGCATTTGTTTACGCTCGACCATTGCTTCTACGGCCTCTACTTGATACGGTAGAAGGGTTCCGGTAAAAGTCACAATGGGATCTCGTTTACTCTGTCTTTAGACCAATGTATGTAAGATCTTATATAGACAAGAGCATACGCTAACGCTGAAAATATAAACCCGTACTGGTCGGTAGTTAATGCGTAAACAATCCATAAAACTTCGTTAAAAAGAAGGACTAACCAACCCCATATAGTTTTACGGCCTACAAAATAAATTCCACCAACACCAATAACTGCAAGGACCCAAGATCCATATTCCATAATCATACGTGTGCCCTCATTCTCGTGTTAATTAAAGCTTTTAAGTCATCTACTGTACCGTTATTAACAAATATTTGATCAACTTTTTCTCCGTCCATTGCGGACTCAGACTCGTGTGAGTTTACCGGGTCAACCCCTAAACGCTTTACGCGCCAAATTTGAGCGTTATCGTACTCGCGAATAGCTTTAGCTTCATTGGGATACCGAACATCAGTAATAACGTAGTTAACTTCCCCAAACAATTGAAGTCCGTTTAACGCCTGCCGTACCCAAAACATATCCCCAAAAGTTTTACGGGCACCAACACCTAGGTCTTGAAGAAGGCGTCTGGCTTCGGGATAGTCAACCTTAACTCTGTCCCACCCGTACACGTCAACCAACCCCTTAACTCGATACCCCTCTTTAAGCATTGGGTTAGTGGCGTATAACAGGTCACGTATGGGATCAGCAAAAGCGACTCGTTGGTAACCGTAATTCTCTACAAGGATACTGGCTACCGTGTCTTTGCCTGACTGCGCATATCCGGTAAGTCCAATTATCATTTTGATCCCCTACATCCAGCACAAATTTTTTCAGGAATACTGGCTACTATTACAGTTTTGCAATCTGTTGCCCAGTTGCCGCATTCGCTGCAATATCCTTTAGCTCCTACTTTTGACATTTAGTGATCCCCTCAACATAACGCAGTGCGTTGCGTGTTCTATTCCAAATACTACCTCATCTGGAGTCATTTCTCCAATATCTTTAGCCGTTGAGCTCCCGTAATTAAACGCCCAAAACTCCAGACCGTTTTCCCGTGCAACCGCTATAAAAGACTCTAATGCCGCTTTTCCGGCAGCGTCAACGTTTGGGTTATCAAAAGCCAGTATGAGCTTGTCTGCACGCTTCATAAGATCTATCTGAGCGGCGCTTACGGTAACCCCACATAAAGCTACGCCCTCTGTCGAATTTCGACAGACCCCAACCTTTACTGCGTCTAGTGGGGACTCAACAACAACCATAGTTGGGCCTGCCCATTCCCTTATGCCAAATAAAGTTTTAGACTTTTGTATTCCGGGAGGTCGATTAAAGAAATGCTTGTGTCCCTGGCCCTTTTCCTGCCAACCCATCAAACCACCAGTATCTGCGTTTCTTATGGGAATAATCCAGATAGATTTGTTGTTATCCCATTTAACTGAGTAAGTTTTGCAAGACTCTAGTGTTAAGCCCCTAGCAGATAATGCTGAGTCTATAGGATCAATAAATACAGCTAATCTTGCCTCGCCCATAGCAACCGGCGGGCGTAGACGCACATAGTTATTTTTAGCGTCTTCCATTTGACGAACTAACTGAGTTAAATCAACATCTACTTGAGTAGTAAGCCAACCCTTTGCTGCCTCAAAATCTAACAAACCAAAAGAAGTCTTAAATTGTTTTAACTCTGCAACTAGACTTAGAAGAGTTCCCCGATACCCGCAAGAAAAACAATGATGTACTCCAGTTTCTTGATTCATAGACCAAGAAGGGTTTATGTCTTCTCTTCCAGTACGCTCTTTATGCAGGGGGCAATGACCCTGGAGCTCGTTACGTACCTCTGAGCAGTCTATGCCCAGCTTTAAAAGAGCTTTCTGAACCTCACCCCCGCGGTACACAGCAGCCACAGCAATTCGTCTCATGATCTATCTTTACAACTATGTCGTTGTTAATTTCATCTGGATCTGGGTGTCCTACGCCGTGAGTGCATACGCGCTGCATGCAAAATATCATGGGATTCCATATTTGAGGGAAAGAACGCATATGGTGATCAGAACGATTGTGAATAGTGCAGTATGGTCCCCGGCAAGCACCCTTAGAGTGAGCTCGCTTAAAAACCATTTCAGAGTGCTCTAATTTAATTACTTCAGGACTCATATATTTCCCCTATCTAATGGTGTAGGTGCTTTTGCGTACGTCCCGCAAATTGCACATTCCATGTCTAAAAGATACTGCGATATTTCATAATCTTCAAAACTTGCGTGTATACGCCAGAGGTTGGACTCACAATGCGGACAGTCGTGGCATACGACATTTTCGTACTCCATGCTGCCGGTGTAATCCGGCTTTAATTGCCTAAAAGACTTACTCATCTACTAACCCTATGTCTAGCTCCGCGCATTCTTATTCTTTGGCGAGGAGTAGTCCCACCCCAGATGCCGTCTAACCAAGGAGTCTTTATTGCGTACTCCAAGCATTCATTAATAAGCGGACAAGCCGAGCAAATACTCTTAGCTTCTTTAAGAATTTCGGGGTCTGTGTATTCTTCTGGGAAGAAAAGGTTAGAATTTAAATCATTACATAGCTGAGTGCCATTAAATGGGTAATCAGAGTACTCGATATTAAGCTCCATATTCTTGAAACTTCCCTTCTTCCCAATCCCAAAGTAGTTCAACTTCCGCTGGACCACAGTTACGGCTAGCAACAATGCGAAGTAAACGAGAACTATCGTCTTCCTCATCTTGTCGCTGTAAAGCAAAGATCACGTCTGAGTCCTGGTGAAACGAAGACGAATACCCAATAGAGTCTGCAGTTACTTGACCCTTTTTCATTTTGTAACTTAATACCTGCGTGCTCTGTACAATAGGGATCTCATACTTTTGAGCAAGGCGTTTCATAGACTGAGTAATGTTTTTAAGAGCTAACGGGGTTCCGCGCTCTTGGCTAATTTCGTCAAACATCAAATACACACCGTCTACAAAAAGAATTTGTGGGCGAAGCTTTTCGAGCTTTATAGCTAACTGAGAAACAGTTGCTCCGGAGATAGACTCTGTTAGATAGAACTTATGCATACCTTCCATATCAGTAAGCATCTTTTGATAACGAGTTTCTTCAGAAGGATTAAGCGCTCCCCTAACCATACGTCCGTGTGAAATGTGCGCTCGCATAGCGTCATGGCGATGCTGTTGCTCTAAGTTGCTCATCTCAAAAGACTGAAACATAGGTACAAACCCGTCGTTGTGGACGTTAACCGCCATCTGCATTGCAAGAACAGACTTACCTGTTTTAGGTGGGGCAATAATAGTTACAAGTTGTCCGGGCTGTAATCCTGCTGTTGCCATATCCATTACCTGGAATCCGGTAGCAATACCAAGCAAACCATTGGGGCGAGTTTTAATATCTAAGTATTCTTGATAGCGATTCATCGCATCTTTGGTTAGGTCAATTTCTGTTGCGGATCCCGAACCCTCGTCTATAAGAGTTGCAAAACCCTGACCCATAATTTTAATAGCAGAGTTGTGATCTCCGACAGCAATTGCATCTGCAGCCTGCTGAACAACTTCAATAGATTTTTGGCGTTTTCTAAATTCTATTAGTTGATCTAATAAATAATCTAAGGAGTCGTCTACAGCTAATAGTTTATAAGTGGGGAAGTTATCTAATACTGTAGTTGCTGTAGGTACTTCTTGATACTTAGTCCAGTGGTTTCTTAAAAAATCCCATATAAGTCTGCTGTCCTCATTAAAGAACCAGCTACTCTCAACACCGCGCTCTAAGAGGGAAGAGATGTCTCTAGTGCGAATAGCACGTGATATTAATCTGACTTCATTATCTGCGGCCATTACATTCTCCCCATATCTAAATATTTTGCGCCGTATCTAAGACTTCTACTGGGTATGTCTACCACATATTTAAGTTCAGGTCTATATGGAAGTTCGCCAACTAGATCCGCTACTACCGGATAACTATTTGTATAGTTAAACGGATTAGTACCTAGATTATCCAGGTCTTCCATAATTTCTTTCATTTCTTTTCTTGTATAACCGAAGCCAACAAGTTCCATACTAAAATCATTTTTCTGTGCAAATCTCCAAAACAAAGAAAGAGCTACCCTGTTATAAGTAACCTCTTCAGTATGAAGTGTGATTAAACCCGCTAATGTTTTCTTTACAGCCGGACGTTTATTTAATATGCAATCAAGTGTTACAACTACACGAAGAGGTACTTCGTTAGAGATGTCTCCTTTTTGCATAACATTACAATACCAAAGGTTTTCCGTATTTCAAAATGAGCGCTCTAAAAGCGTCTACTGAAGTTTCTGCTGCGTCAATCTCTTCCCTAGGAATTACTTTAGAAGTAATCTCTATCGGGTACATGCCATTACTAAGGCGTGACTTGCACCAGTTTACGTGCCTACAAAATCCTCTGGTCTCAAACCCATCACAAGAACATCTAAGGCTAGAGTCGGTAAAGATCTGAACTTCGCTTACTCCTGAGCTAAAGATAAAAAACTGTATTGTTTTCCAACCCGGAAGTTGTGACTTTCTAAAGTTATTATTTTTCATTTCTTCTCCGATCTCCTTTTGGAGCATTTACGACTAATGGTATAAATGCTTCGTGTATAAAGCTGGACATAGGCTCACCATACACAGTTTCCCAATCTTTTGTCGGAACGTTTGTCGTAATTATTGTTGGCAAGCCCGAATTAAACCTGGAACGCAGAAGGGCGTCAAAGGTGTTCTCAGCCCACCCGGTAGCGGTCCGGTACTCCTTGCCTAGGTCGTCCAACACAAACAGCTGTAGGTTCTCTACAGGGGTTAGATCCCCAAAGATTGCGTCTATCTCTCTTTGGTCGGATTCGTTCTCTTCATCCCATTGAGCCTTCTGAGTACGCAAAAGCTTTGGATAGTCCATAAAAGCCCCTAGGCGTGGGGGCAGGGCTTCCGTTGGACCGTATAAACGATCGGGAATAGCCCTAATAAGGCTTTGAAGGGCTACAGAAGCTATAGTGGTCTTTCCGTGACCCGGTTTACCTACTAAAAGGATGCCAAGGCCGCAAATAGGGGATCCAGGGGTTCTAATGACCTTTCCAGATAGAACTGACTCCGTCCAAGCCATGACCTGGGTTTTGGTGTCAGAGTCATCTAGGTCTGAGAATTCCATACCTAGGGTTTTTACTGGAACACCTGAACGGCTAAGTCGACTTCTAGTGCTAGGGCGTTCTTGGTTAATGTCGTACATTAGTTACCTCCAAGTAGTTTTAACATTTTTTCTTGGTGTGCCAAGAAGTTGTCGTCAACATACTCGACCTCAGACTTTGTTGTCAACCCGTGAATTGTTGGGTAGTAAGCAATAAAGCGACGCCACATTGGAGTACCTACTCCGGAGTTGTGTAAGTTTCTAGGGTCAGCAAAAAACATTCTGATCCCTTTTAAGATTGAAGATCTGTGTACGCCTTGGCCAACAAGCTTATTCATCCAGCTAATTAAAGACTTGCCGTTGACTTGTCCTGGAATGCCGGGACAGTGTTCGCGGATCTTGTCATAGAACTCAGCAATCAAATCATCCGTAGTCCAGTTGTCTTCTAGACGCTCGTATCTGCGCATAGATGCCGGGACGGCCTCAAAGGTTGTTGCTTTGTACTTCAAGTTAATCTTCGCTTGCTTATCCTGGATCTTTCCAATAGCTCCAGAATCTGAGTCTTCAACAAAGCCGCGAGTTTTCTTTTTAGGCTCTTCGCCTTCTTCCAGAATTGGCCAACCCATTTCAACCTCCTTGGTTATCGGGGCACCCGATTGATTAGAATTACGTAGTAATTCTAATTCTTTATAGCTCTCTAATGACTTACTACTAGTAGTGACTGGTTCACCGACGTACGGAATTCCAGGCGTCGGTAAATCAGGCGTCGGTACTGGTTGGTAATTCCAGTTAAAGAGATCTACGTACTTCTTCCCTAGTTCAGTAAATTTAAGTGAAGTAACCCATCGCCCATTAGACGTCTGCTCTTTTACGGCCTTTATATACCCTGAACGTTTTAGCTCAGTCATTGCCGATCTAATTGCGTCTCGGCCCTCATTCATATAATTGCCTTCTTGAATTTCACTAGAAGACATAACTCTTCCTACAGTGGCAAATAACATCCACGTAGCCCTGGCTAATCCCGACAGGTGTGGGTTTGTATTTGGTGCGTGCATCTGCCCTCCTCTTTTAATTTTAGATCTTTTCAACCTTTTGGGGTAATCCCCTAAATTCTCGAAGCGATATTCCGGTGAAAGTTTGCTCTACGACTATGGACATTGTCAAACCCAAAAAAGTAGCCGCTAAAGAGTAAACCAGTAGAAATTGCAGGCTACACCCTAAAAGTATACAAAAAGGGACAGAAAGGGCTAAAGCTAATAAACCTCGCCATTTACCTATAGAAAATATCAAACTTTCTACGGCAGACAGAACACACGCAACAGCAAGCGAAACAATAAAAACTGTTGTCATTTAATGATCCTACTCTCTAAATACAACCCTGTCGATGTTAAAAGATTGGGTTGCGTTAAAGGTACTCGGTATAAATGTAATTGTCAATTTTGCCGAAGCAGCGTTTAGAGTAGCCAAAGATGGGTAGGTGTTTGATATGTAGGCCCATCGATCAGTTCTAGTTACTGTAACTGATTTTTCCATGTACTGGGTTGTTACGTCAATTACCTTTGTAGGGTCGAGAGGAAATGCGGGGTCTTGAATTAGGACCGGCAAGATAGATCCCGTAGGTGTATAAAAAGTTGCTTTAAGTTTGTAAGTTCCAGCAGAGGCAGCATTTTTTGGTTTAATAGCAATAGATGCGTAGTATCCCTGACCAGAAACTACTGGGACAGTTCCAGAGGTTAAGCCAAACACCTTGGTTGCATTAGATGTTCCTGAGGTAGTTACTTCACACCAAGATGTTCCGTGAGTAATTTGATCACCAAACAGGGATCCCCTAGAAGTTTTTCTAACCAGTGTTGAGTTTTCTGGCACCCACTTATCTAAGTCATTCTCAAAAGAAGCAGAAGGTATTAAAGACTCTATTAGCTCTGGATATCCCCCGGACTCTAAGCCCGGCTTCACGGCCCAACTACTACCATGAGGCATTACTAAAGCAAGTGAGTTGCGTAATCTAGAAAACTTAACCTCATAGTTAGGGAAGTAGGAGCTGCGGCTAGCGTTGGTGTTTAAAACTCGATCTACAAGATATGTATTAGAGCTGCCTGATATAGGAACTACAGAGCTGGTTGTAGAAGATGGGTTAATGTAGGCGCTTGGAATTTTTCCATACTCAGCCTGAACTCCGTCAATATGGAAGAACGTAGTTGGGGTTCCTACATATCCCGCAGAAGGAGGATCAATTTTAATAGTTACAGTAAAAGTTGTTTCTCCTACTGCTAATTGTTTTACAGCAGAGATTCTAGTCCATTGATATTTATCTTTATCAGAAACCCTTGTAACTGATTGGAATGTGCTGCTTCCTACAGTAAGTGTATAAGACCCCTCAGCTGCACGAACATAGGCAGATACAACGAAGTCTTCTCCACCCTTTGCGGGGGATGGAAGAACAACGGTAGTAGATATGTTTCCACCAGTTGCAGCAACATAGGTCAACTTACCCATTTTAGATCCGTATTTTGCTGTGTAAGTTCCGTTTGTTGGGGTTCCCAACGTGCCATTAGAATTCTTTACCGGCACCAGGGTTGTTCCTGACGTTGAGTCCATGGTTAGTGTGCCCACATTAGCTACCCAAGTTGAGATAGTTTCAAAAGAAGGTTCTTGGATAAAGTTATATACATCCTTGTATTCCCACAAACAGTCGCCAGGAAAGAAGTAAGGTTCAGTAACCGGTGTGCTTGATACTGGGGCGCTAGATCCATCAAAAAATGGAAGCGAAAGGGCAGTTGGCTGTAGTAAACAAGAATCAATATACGCAGACTCACCAACAGCACAGGTTGGGAATATAAAAGATACTTTTACTACAGGATTACCTGAGTCTCTGGTATATGCAGGAGCAATAGCAGATATAGAAATTCTTGTTCTAGTAGGTACTCTTTGTGAACTTACTAGAGCATTTGTTAAAGTTATTTCTGCAGACTGTACTGAGTATATAGTCGAATCATAGTATTCTCCATCAGTGTCACTTAAAATTAAGGTTTGCTGTTCTATAGACTCTCTATTTGAAAACTCTAGTTTAATTATTGCCTTGTTAATAATTGTTGAGTCAGTACTGACATAGGCACTAAAGGTATAGTTTTGTCCGGGGTCTACTTCAATCCAGTCGCTGGAAACGTACATTTGAGATGAATTTAAAGCTGTAAGCGCACCAACAGATGACCCAAAGAATATAGCATTTGAAGAAATAAACGACCTAGAAATAAAGTTTGAGTTAGCTGAGGGCAACCAACTTCCTGTACCGTCTTCAAATGACGGGTTTGGAATTAGGTTTTCCTTAGACCCTTGAATATATATATTTACTTGTTTTGCGTCTTCAAAAGCCAAGCTATATTTAGACTCAGAAAATTGTGTTTTATCTAAAAGAACTTTTGTTTCAGAAAGCGTACTAGGAGTAATTAATAATTCTATAGAGGCATACGCCGCATCTAGGGGGGAAACGCGCCCAAGTCTTCCGGCAGAAG